AGAACTTCCTAAGAACTGACACTCATATTCCTGAGAAAACTTTTCATAATCAAAGTCCATTGACTGTAAAGTTTCTAGTTTCCAAGAATCGTCTCGACCTGGAACATCTTTCCATAAAACTTCAACGAACTCATATCCATTCGTTCCTTCCCTCGCTCCCTCGCACGTTTTGTAAAAGTGGTTCAATCCGTTTGGTGTTGATGTCAATAATATCTTGGTGGTGTCACCAGATGATATGGTTGGGAATACAGAAGCAAAGAACTCATCCCAATGCTCAACGAACGCAGTCTCATCGATGTACAAAAACGATACCGACTTACCACGAATACCAGATGAGGATGTTGCCGCAGCAATAATCTTACAGCCATTCTCAAACTGAACCGAACCTTTATTCCATTCAACTACACCTTGTTGCATCCACTGCGGTAATGCTTCGTATGCGATTTTAATACGATCTAGAATCTCACGAGCAGCATCGCCTTTGTTAGCTAGGAGAGCTACAGTCTTATGCTCTTGAAACAATATAAAGTGTAGAATAACAGCTACAGCAGTTGTAGTTTTACCAGCCTGACGGGATGTAACTACAGCAGCACGTCTGTTATTTGTAATTTTCTCCATGATCTCTCTCTGATAATCATAGAGTTGCATGGGTATTAACCCATGGTCAACATGTACTATTTGAATATACGTTTCGGCAAAATAGATTGGGTCTGCGGAACATTTGATAAATTCCTTTACCTGATCATGCTCCCATTGTATCTGAACGCCTTTGCGCTTTAGGAGCTGGTTGCCGTTGTATGTTTCACTAGCCACGTGGCACTACGCCTGACACAAATAACTTTTCTCGATTAGCTAAATGCTCATAAAATATATCTTGCTTACTTTGACCGTGATACGGAACTGCATGATGTTCTTCAATCATAACTTGAGTAACTGGTCGCCACGAATCAGTCTTAGCATCATAGACATCAAAGTCCCCAAGAATACGACCAAATTTACCCTTCATGTCCTCCCCAGACTTACTCACTTGCGTTTTAAGGACTGATGTTTTTCCGAGTAACCCTTTGAGTCTTTCTTTTGCAGCTAAACCGAACTTCTTCTCGACTAAATCACGAGTTCTAGATTCTGGTGTATCAATACCCATGATGCGAACTCTTTCATTCTTCATCCAGATACCAAACCCCAGATCAATATCCACATCTACAGTATCACCGTCAACCACTTTCACAATTTTACATTTATAATCATACATCTTCGTTATCACCTTTAATCAATTTTTGTAATTCAGAGGTACTGCCAACGAACAGTGCGTTGGTCACGCTATTTGGACCTTTCTGTTCATCTTCCTTCCTCAGACTTTTAACTTTCTTTTGTATCTCGAGTAAATCTTTGTTCGCATCAACTAGCGTCTTAGTCAACTGAGAAACAACTTCAAACGCTCTTGGGTGTTCACTAGCCTTTGCTAAATGCACTAATTCGTCTAGAGCAGAAGTTCCTTTTTCGATAACATCGTAAAGGTTTTCTCTAGCATATGTGTAATCTTTTGCTATATCATCAGGGAGATCGGGTCTTTCTTCGCGAACGATTGGTGGCTTTTTATCATCTACCAATTCAGATTCCACATCAAATATTTCATTCAAATTGTCTGTTACTATATTTTTCATAATTAATGCTCATGTTATTATCTCGTCTTTCCGTCAAAGAAATCTTCACTATCGAACGCAAAGCCATAATTTGAATTTGCGGATATACTTGATGATGCCACGCTGGCTGTTGAATTTGAAGTTGGTGAACCATTAGCTAATAATCCAGGAGACAAAGTGACCCGCTTATTTGGACCTTTAGTTGTATCTACCAGAGTGTCGCCCTCAGCTACATTAAAGTCAACAATAGTTTTCTTGATAGTCCCGTTGTTAGAAACTGGTCCAAATATATATCCCTTTATTAAGAAATTGAAGGAATAAATTATTGCTCTTCGAGTTTGAAAATCCGCTTCATATGTATCCTCGATAGTCATGCCCTGTAAAACTGTAGGTATGTCATAATACTCTCCAGTTTCTGGAACCAACTTAACGCTATGTGTAAATTCTGGTCTAAAGTATGGGAGTATTTGCTCAACAACCTGAACCGCATCTTCGTTGTTAGCAAACATAGCAGACAGCGTAACACTTATGTCATAAGGAACTGGTGTAAACTGCGACCTCAATCCATCATTAGTAGAACCTACAGCGGTGTTTCTCTGCAACTTATTCAATGTTCTGGTTGAGTTATAAGACATGTCTGTTATTTCAAAAGACATTCTTGGAAGTTGAGTTGCTACCTTTTTATCAAAAGTTGGGTCTTGGTTTAATCTAGCTAAAAACTTTTCTTTCGGTCCATATGCTATGGGAACACGAATACCCTGAACACGATTTCCGTTTTTATCATACCTGACTATATCAATGTCATTAAACATTGAACCAAACATTACTATGTACTTTCGGATTGCTCCGTGATAATAATGATCTCCGAACATTACCAACTATCTCCTTCGCTAAACGGATTCATTTCACTGAAGTCAATGAAGTCAATTACAGTAGAATTAAATTGCTCATTCGCTGCACCTTTATCTACTGTTTCTGCAGTTGTGGGTGGCTCCAAGCTAATTGGCAATCCATCTTCAGTATTAAGAACTGAACCATCTTCAAGCAATATTTCGTTGAGGAAGTTTCCGCTATGCGTTTCTTCAATATTGTCAATTTCTTGAATGCCAGTATCAAGTCTTTCATGGCTGTATTCAAACAATTCACAACGCAAGTCATATGTTTGTAAAGAACCCATCTGATAAAACACAGCTTCATGCTCAACGAATTTAACTTCAAATACTTTCTTATTCAATGGGAAGTATATTAAGTCGCCTTCGGATGGTCTTGCTATTTGTTCGGTTGTATCGCTTTCTTTAATTTCCTCACCAAATCTTCTCTGAGATACAGTAAGAACCATCTCGTCACGGATTTCTATATTAAATTTGGATAGGAAGTCGCCCTCGCCCTCGAAGCCATCAACCGACTTAATATACATTTCTATGAGATATGCATCGTCAAACTTAGACAACGTATCTTCACCGAATACCAAGTCTTCATCGACAAGCGTTCTTGGCATGTAGTAACAATCAACCCCATAAATTCTGATAGATTCAATGATCAAATCTTCTATAAGGTTTTGCTCACCACTAAACGCATGGTTGTTAAAATACAAGTTCGTAGTTGGCATAATCTAGCCTATCATATCCATGGCTGGCATGGAGTAATTCTTTTGCACTTCTTCTTCTAGTTTTTGTATTTCTTCGGTTGCTTCTTGCCAGATGGTTTGACCGTTAAAGGTAACACCGCCTGGAAGTTGCATTCCTTCAAACTTTTTAAGGTTTTCACCCCACTGCCTTTTGATCAGTGCGGTTGTGTATTGGCGCAACCACCAGTCGCCCCAAACATCAGTGAATGTATTAGCATCTATAACTTGATAACACTCTACAATTATATATTGCCCAACAACTGCACGCAAAGCCCAGTCCATGTCAATATGAACCCTGTCGGTATGTCGATTAAACCTTAATGGTTGTTTACCAACCAATATTTCTTCAAGCATGGCAATCCGTTCCATAGACATGACATAATTGTTTAATTTACCGCCCTGCCAATCGTGAACTTCATTCAGGGTTATCTGATATCTCAAGTTAAATAGGTTGTTGGCTTGAAGACCTGTTCCTAGTGGAAAAATATTAATAACGCCTGTCACAGTTGAAGGAACGGAAATATATCCATTATTAATGTCAGTTTGAGTTATTTGATGCTTTAGGAATGTACGCTGAGTGCCGTCATAGTGATAGTCGCGATAAAACGCAAGAGCATCATCAATTCTATCTTGAACCTGATCATCGTCGACATTAATTTCTACGACAGGGTGACCGAGTCTACGAAGGCAATATTCTTTTAATTGTGTTCTAGATGTGGGGTTCGCCATATTAAGAGTCTCAAATTAG